ATACTGGTACATCGACATCACCCCCGAAATGCGCGAAGAAATAATGACACAGGGCGTTCCATTGACACAACGCCGCAAACAAATGGGCTTAATGGCTGGGTACGCATAAAGAATGGCAAAACTAACAGACGAAGAACTACTGGGTAGAGTCGAAGACGAACTCAGCTCCGCACAGGGCAACAACGATGAACTGTCGGAAATCCGGCGTGAGTCACTACTCAGATACTATGCAGAGCCGTATGGTAATGAGATAGAAGGGCGATCCCAGGTTTGTGACACCACGGTGATGGACACCATCGAGTGGATAAAACCTTCTCTAATGCGGATCTTCGCCTCATCCGATGAGGTTGTCAGATTTAACCCGGAAGGCCCGGAAGACGTACCAAGCGCACAGCAGTCAACCGATTACGTCAACTACATCCTCACCAAGGACAACAACTGGTTCAACATCTGCCTGTCGTGGTTCCAGGATGCGCTCTGCCAGAAACTGGGCATTGTCAAATGCTTCTGGGATGACGCTGATCGCTGGGATCGTGAGGAATACCATGACCTGACGGATGTGGAACTTGAATCGCTTATATCCAGCGACGATGTTGAAGTCCTCGAACACACAGAAAAACGTGATGAGGAAGAAACAGAAGAAGAAATGTCGCTTGTGGAAGTTCTGCACGATGTCACTATCACCCGCCACGCCAAAAAGGGCCGGGTCAAGATCGACAACGTGCCGCCTGAAGAATTCCTGATCTCGACCGAGGCTAAGAACGTCGAGGACGCACGTTTTGTCTGTCATCGCCGCAGGATGACGCTGAGTGAACTGCGTGAGATGGGTTACAAGGTAGACGAGGATCTGGTGGGTGCCGGTGACGATGTGCGAATGGACGAGCAGCGTGAAGCAAGGTTTTCGTTCGATTCTTCCAGCTACGGTATCTATGACGATACCGGGGTTGGTGCGATGCGTGAGGTTTGGGTGAATGAAGCGTTCCTGAAAGTCGATTTTGATGATGACGGTATTGCCGAACTGCGTCGTGTCTTTTATTCCGGTCGGCAGATTTTCGACAACGATCCGGTTGACAGTATTCCCTTTGCAACCGTCACGCCCGTTCCGTTGCCACATCAGATATTCGGCATGTCGATTACCGACCAGGTGGAGAGTCTGCAAGAAATTAAGACCGTTCTGATGCGCCAGCTCCTCGACAACATGTACCTTCAAAATGCCGGTCGTGTTGCTGTGCAGGAAGGAATGTGCAACTTGGACGACCTCCTGACGCAACGCCCAGGCGGCATCGTTCGCGTTAAAGCGCAGGGCGCAGTCCAGCCGTTACCAACCCCGCCGTTACAGCCCTACGTCTTCCAGATGATGCAGTACCTCGACCAGATCCGCGAGGAACGCTCCGGCATATCCCGCATGAGCCAGGGACTGGACGAAAACGCCCTTACATCCCATACCACCGCTGCCGCTGTCAACCAGGTGATGACTGCTGCACAGCAGCGTGTTGAGCTTATAGCCAGGGTCTTTGCTGAAACGGGCGTCAAGAAACTCGCAGAAATGGTGTACGAGCTGGTTCAGAAACACCAGGACAAGGAGCGTGTGATCATGCTCAGAAACGAGTGGGTTCCTGTCCGTCCCGACATGTGGCGCGACAAGATGGACTGCACCGTTGCGGTTGGCCTGGGTAACGGAAACCGGGACCAGAAGGCAATGCAGCTTGCACAGCTCACGCAATTCGCATCCCAGGCAATGGCCGGTGGTTTATCGATCGTCAACGAGCAGAACCTGTACAACCTCGGCGCTCAGATGATCGAGAACATGGGATTCAAGGATGTTGAATCTTTCCTGACCGACCCATCCAAGGTCGAACGTAAAGGTCCGTCGCCTGAACAGCAGATGGCGCAGATGGAGATGCAGAACAAGCAGAAGGAACTGGAAATCAAAGCAGCCGATATACAAGTTAAGGTACAGAAGATAGAGCAGGAAGCAGCGAGGGATGCTGTAGATGCTCAGTTGAAGATGGCAGAGTTGAAACTTGAAGCAGAACAGAAAAGACCCGTCGCTATAGGGGCTACCTAGATGCCAGTCAGGAAAACTAAAGATGGTTTCACAGCCGCTTATGGTGGTAAGACTAAAAAGTTCAAAACCTACAATGCCGCCGAGAAATGGGCATCTAAGTACAGGCGACCGAAGCGCACGGGTAGGACGAGCCGGGCGTACTAATTGGATATAGAACAACGCGAAAGGGCCGCCAAACGCATCCTGGAAGAACCCCTCTTTCAGGAAGCCTGGACGACCATTCACGAAGAATTCTTGGACCGCTGGGAAAACTCCCAGACCCAGGATACGCAAGCCAGAGAACACTACTGGCTAGGTTTGCAACTGCTTAAAAAACTTAAAACTCATTTCGAGTCAGTAATGACTACCGGAGAATTAAGTCGCGGGAACAAACCGATTTTTTAGAAACTCATTAGCTAATGAGCCAGCATGGATGCTGGTAGGGCCGCTTTCGGGCGGCCTTTTTCATGGAGAACTAAGCATGGCCGATACGCAAGAAGCACCGGCAGTAACACCGATAGACGAAATATCCGGTTCCCTACGCGGGGCCGAACAGGCATTACTCGGACTGATCGACTCGCAAGAGCAGCCTGAAGCCGAGGAAGCCACCACCGACGAGAATTTGGAGTCCACGGAGCAACCAGACGAAGAATCCCCGGCGGTTTCTGAGGACGAAACAGAGGAAGTCGAAGAAGACGAATCTGATGAATCCGAGAGCGAAGAACCAGAGGAAGAAGAACAGGAACCCGTTTACGCCGTCCGGGTGGATGGTGAAGAAATCGAGGTCAGCCTTGACGAACTACTGAGTGGTTATTCGCGGCAATCTTCGTTTACGAAGAAAAGCCAACAGCTTGCTGAAGATAGAAAAAACTTCGAGTCACTGAACGATCAGTACAACTCGGAAATTACTCAGATCCAGCAGGAACGGCAACAGTATGCCAATTACCTTCAAAGCATCATCGAAAACTCCCAACTTGACCAGTGGGGTGCTATTGATTGGGAAGCCCTTAAACGGGATGACCCTATCGAGTACGTCACTAAGAAAGAGGAGCTTCGGGAACATTCGGAAAAGGTGCAACGTCTTCAAGCCGAGCAAAACAACGCTCAACAGAAGGTGCATCACAGTCAGCAGCAGCAATGGGCCGACACCGTTAAGACAGAACACGCCGCACTGGTAGAAAAACTACCGGAGTGGGGCAAGCCTGAATCTCAACGGGAACTTGCCGGAAGGCTGCGCGACTACGCAAAGGTGCAGGGCTACCAGAACGAGGAGATCGACACTTTAGTTGATCACCGTTCTTTCATCATCTTGAACAAGGCACGGTTGTACGACGAGCTTCAGCAGTCTGATGTTAAGACCAAGAAACTCAAGAACAAACCGAGAGTCATTCGCGGTGGTAAGGGGTCGTCCAAGAAATCCGAATCGAAGGGAAAGCACACCAAGCTACGAAACCGCCTGAAGCAATCCGGCAAAGTCGAACACGCTGCCGATTTGCTTGAGGATCTTTTATTGTAACTTTTAAGGAAACAAAGAAATGGCAATTGCTACAAACACATCACTGACTTATTCGTCAGTGGAACTAAAGAAGCAGATTGCCGACATCATCTACAATATTGCTCCACTCGATACCCCATTTTTTAGTGGGTGCAGTCGTTCGGATACCGTAAATACCCTTTTCCAATGGCAGACGGATACCATTGGTTCGGGTGCTGCGAATCGTCAGATAGAAGGCGACGATTCTCCGAGTGCGAATGCAAGATCGTTACCCTCACTTTTGAATAACCGTACGCAAATAAGTCGCTACGTTGTTCAAACATCGGGTACGGATCAGGCTGTAGGTTATGTCGGTCACGGCAAGCATCAGGCTTACATGATCGCTAAACGCGGTAAGCAAATGAAGCGCGACTGGGAAAAAATGCTTTCCCAGAACATTGCTAAAGTGACGGGTGATGCAACAACTGCCCGTGTATCTGCTGGTCTACCGACTTGGTTGGGAACCAACTGGGTATCGATGAACCCAAGTTCAGGCACACCCGCTGCTGCAACGGGCGATGGATCTGACACGATGACAGAAGCTACTGCTACTGCTTCCATTACGGAAGCTGGCATCAAGAATGTCATCCTCGATGCCTACAACGCCGGTGGCAACCCGGACATGATCCTGTGTCCAGCCACCATCAAGCAAGCAATCTCAGGTTTGTCGTCTAATGCCGGTCCTGGCTATGCGATTCGTAACGAGATCAGAGGCGATGGAGCGGTCACTGCTATAAACGCAGTAGACATCTATGTCTCCGACTTCGGCAGTTTCAAGATCGTACCAGATCGGAATCTGTACAGCACTGAACATGTCTTCTTCTTAGACATGGATTACTGGGGCTTGAATGTGCTTCGGGATTGGACCGTTGTTGACTTAGCAAAGACTGGCGATAGCGTCAAACAGATGCTTCTGTATGAAGCTGGCCTTTGTTCCAAGAACGAAAAATCCAGTGGCATCCTCGCTGATTGCAAAGCGTAACCGGCTGTAACAACTTAGAAAGGGGGCGGGGCTAAAAACCCCGCCTTCTTACTTTTTATGGATAAAGATTTAGATAAAGCGGCAAAGAAAATGTTGAAGGGCAAGAAAAAGCCGAAGGTGGAAAAACCGGAAGAACCGACAGATGCTATTGGTTGGTTGAAAAAGGCTTACATCGACCATGACCCGGCTGATGGTGCGCCCAAGGTGGGAGACGTTGGTTATGTCTGAGAGGTTTGTTTTAGACAACACCGATGGTCGTCAGACGGATATGGAGTTTGAAGACAATAAGTTGAGAATTAAAACATCCCAGGACGTTTCGCCCATTCTTAACCACAACAAACGCAAGTTCAACGATTACGGCGACAAGCTAACGCTGGGCAAGCGTGGCGAATGGCATCACGCGGCATCTATCCCCAAGACGACCTGGGAACGCTGGTTGCGTGAAACCAACGGAGAAATTGCACGGGATTCCAAATTACTCGCGGCTTATCTCAACAACCCAGATTACAAGTATTTCAAAACTGCCCCGACCAACCTATAGGCAAAATTATGAATAATGTAAACAGCAATGTTTTCAGACCCGGTGTAACGCAAAGCATATCGGCTTCTACATCGAGCGCGGCTACCAGTAATGCGTTTGCAACGCAGGTTAACGATGTCATGGTAACGACAACTGCGGCTTGCTTTATCACCTTCGACACATCGCCCACAGCGACGACATCACATACATACATCGTCGCCGACACACCCTATTTTTTCAGGGTGAGTGAGGCGAACAAGTGTGCAGCGATTATGGCAAGCAGCACCGCTACGGTATATGTGACTGAACTGAGTAGATGAGGCAAGTTGCTATCGTGGGGTTAGCCCCATCCACCCACGATGACGCCCCCTTTGATGATCCCCGCTGGGAAGTATGGGGTTTACCCTGGGACGAGGACCGCTGGCCTTACTTCGACAGGTACTTTGAAATCCATCCGCTGGATCTCCTGAGAAAACCAGAGGCGGGACGAAGGAGCGGATACGAGGACCGGCTGAAGACACTCAGCGCACCGCTGTACATGCAGACGACGTATAACGACATTCCCAATGCTGTCCGGTATCCGATTGAACGGGTTGTGGAGTGTCTTGCTCTGGATTATTTCAATTCATCCATATCCTATTTGATGGCCCTGGCGATAACCGAGGGGGCAAACAGGATTGGGATCTGGGGGGTGGATATGGATGATGTTAAGCCCACTCCTGGCGACCCATCCCACATGTCCGAGTTCGCCTACCAGCGACCAAACATGGAATACCTGATCGGCTTTGCCCGTGGAAAAGGGATCGAGGTTTACATCCCGCCTGA